GCTACGCCAATAGCAAAGCCTGAGCCAAAGCCACAACCGAAGGTTGTACAACCAAGTGCAAATGCGGGTAAGACAATCCGTGTGAATGCAGATGCATTAGCAGCTACGCTGTCAGCATTGACCGATGCTTGTATTGTATCGAACGACGGTACTGTATTCACGGTTCAATACCGTGCTTGAGTATATCGTAGATATAATCAATACATGTGTAGTCCTCGCCATTGTAATGATGGCGGGGATTTCCATTATCACTGACCTATAAACCTCATGCAAAGCATGACAAGGAACATAAACCATGTGTAAATACACTATTACAATCGAACGATATAAGAGGCTGCGTCCACCTATGAGAAAGCCGTGGTATTGGCCACGTATTGTAATGCAATCGGAGATTGTGCACTCGGATAGCATTGATGAACTGTACACAATGAAGGAGCATATTGAACGAACAGAGCAAACGTCTGGAAGACGATGGCTGAATATACAAATTCAAGAAAACGTGGAGCAATCATGACGTTTCACGACGTATTCAGCCTTATGGTCCCGTTTCTTATGGCCGGACCATACATCTACATATTCACAATGCAATCACGGGAGCAATCATGAGCACATATAAACCCGAATACATAGCAGGACTAATAAACTCACAACTATCTCTGATAGTTGAGAAGGTACAGCAGGGTATCATTACACATAGTCAGGCTATATACACAATGGCGCTAATACAGGACGGGGTATCCGAAGCGCTTGCTGATATACGTACACACCTTGAAGCCAATACCCCTACTGTAAAGGTGGACGAGTACCGCATAGAAGAACACAATACATGCGTACAATGTAGTGGCAAGGGACGTGTATGGCACCCTGGATGCGGCGATACAGACGAGTCATGCATTGAATGTGAAGGGACTGGATTCAATCTCGATATGAGAGTGTATTGAGTGTATAGGATATATACCGGGCCACATTGTCCGGTGTATATACTCTGCAATCATGCAGCATAACAGCCTTCAAAGCAGGGCAAAGGAAACACAATGTGTAAGTATGTTTTAACAATAGAAACACGAAGAAAGGAAGACTGTCGTGGTTGGCATGGACCATTTGGCTCATCACGTATTGTAATAGAAACAGAATCAGTCTATTCGGATAGCATCACATTACTTAGAACGTTGAAGGGGAACATAGAGCATACTGTTTGGGGTCACTCTGCTACGGCTACAATCCAAAGAGTAGAGGAAGCACAATGCACTATATAAACGATGAGTTTAAGCGGCGACCGTCAACGGGTATACTAATGACGTTCAAGGATGCAATACGTAAACCATATACGACCATTGGTGGCTATACAATAGCGCTATACCTATACGATGGTCAGCGTATATGTAATGAATGTGTAGTCGATTGCTGGAAGGAGATATGCCATGACACTATACATGGATGGGACAGCCAATGGCGGGCTGGCTTCGCCGGTATACATTGGGAAGGACCGGACGAATACTGCGTACATTGTAGTAAGGCTATGCCAAGTGAGTATGGTGAGGTAAGCTGTGGATAACCTCAAAGAACTATTGCAAGAAGCTATACAGGACGTGCGTGATGCAGAGGATAGAATGGCATTTGAGTTTGTAAACGATAATGACGGAAGCTATTCGCTTGCAAAGTATGAATACAATGAGGCTGTATCCAGAGCCAATAGTTTGTTCCTGAAGTTAAACAAACAAGATTGATTGTAAAGGGTATTGCATGGGGTCCATCGCTCCATGTAATACACTGTGCAATCAAGCACATAAACCGCTCTCAAAGCAGAGCAAAGGCAATACAATGAACGAACGAAACGAACTTGAAGCGCTTGGTATAGTAGAACCACGTGATACACCACCGGAGTTATTGACTGGCGGTATTGTATTGACACGTGAGTCTATGATTACAGGTACACGACGTGAGAAGTTTATTCCTGGCCTCACTATTGGTATGCTAAAAGCATGGGAGTCTGGGGAGTTAATCCAAGACGCCATGCCTAATGTATCACATGAAGACCGTGAGTTTATTATGACTGGCATTGTACCTACTGAATGGGGCGAAGCTTTCCCTGAGTTTCTCGATGATGAAGATATAGAATGGGATACTGAAGACACATACAGTGAGCGTATGTAATGGAAGCAGAACAAACCATTGTATTCTATAAGTTGTTTGCAGATATAGGTGATGAGTTGGGCAATATGATTGAATGCTTTGAACATAATGCTCAACACAGTAGCGAAGAAGCCGACGTAATACGTAAAGCAACGGCTATATATGACCTATATATTCAATGGGTTGAATCTGAATAGAACCTAAACAGTTTTATTAAACAATAAAAAACCCCGCTCGGCGCAAGCCGGACGGGGTTTTCTTTTATCTACTATTTACGTATTAAAATAGTGGACTGTATTTAGGTATGGTTGTTCTACCTGGCTGTCCCTCAGTGAATACATATACGTCCTCAATAAACTGTTCACTGTATAGTTTATCACGCATTCTGTCTGATATATTAGACTTTCCATTAACGGTTAGCGCTACCTCAATAGCATCACTAAACCACATACCTTTAACTATGAGTCTACCAACAGCCTCAACGTAGTTTCTATATGTCATACGCATGATGCCTCCAATGGTTCACCCCATATATATTCAATGTGTTCACCACTAAGGAATACAGACCGTGCCTCTATTGGTGGAGCAAAGCATACCCGAGTTTGTAAGCGATGCCTTCCCATTCCGCGCAACATAAAATGCCAAGCATTTGAGCCAATGCTTTTCACTCCATACACTGTATACTTTCGGTCATTGATTATGACTGCGACGGGTAATGCAAATGGGTAATGTGCCATGTGTATTCTCCTTTGCCTGTCTTCGCAGGCTGATTGTAAATGGACGGGCCCAGTATGGACCCGCCCTATTGATTACTGCCTTGCCATTAAACTACAAAGCATTCCTATACCAAACATGATTACGAATATCGTAAAGTCATCCATGCTTATGCGATAGCAGTAGCTTGCTGCGCCAATACAGGTACAAGCAACCCAGCCTCACGTTCCAATGTATCCCGAGCACAATCGTTGACGAGGTTCTGATGAGCCATACGTGTTATTGCATTGATTACATCTTGAACACTATCGCCACCACCCTGGTCTGCATACGAGTCGAACATCATTTGTACGGCAGCATCACGTCCAATACCAGAAGCAACTTTACCTTCCGCAACAAGCTTCTTAATAAGAATGTGTGGTGATGTATCACCGCCCGTTGCATAGTCGTCTATGTCTTTATTGCTAATCATAGAACGAGCAGATGCATGTGCAAGAATACCCCAATGCTGTGCAAAGCGTTCCATAGCAGGACGAGCAGCGTTCATAGCCTCACGTATTGCATTCATCTTCTCAGCCATGTTGCCCTTATGAATAGCACGCATGATCTCTTTCTTTTGTGAATGCAGAATAATCATATTCAAACACTCATTCCAAAACGCAATAGCACTACCGTTAATGGAGCCACCGCCTCGGTCATTACTCTTGAAGCGAAAGCCCACTTCATATAGATCACCTGCACTAAAGTCCACAAGGTCTTCCGGTGCGTGCATTGTAATGTCCATCATAAGGTTGGTGGTGTCTGCATTGTATTTAAGTTCAGCCTTGAACGGCATATCAGATACAGCGTTAGCAACCATACAAGCCACCTTATCTGCGTCGAATGACTTGTAGTTTTCACCGACTACACCGAAGATACTACGCTTGTTTACGTTCTTACGAGTACGGAACATCATCGCTTTGTCGTAACTACAGTGTCGCTTCATGTGCTCATTAAATACATAGGCTCTAACGTCAGGGTCAAGCGCCTTCATGGTTTCAAATGCACGAGGAAACAGTGGCCCAGCAGTTTGCGACCTGTCATTATGTGAACCAAAACGTGTGGCTGCAAGCAACTGCTTTAGTCCATGTTCTTCAAACACAAAGCCTTCGCCGTTCTTACCAGTAGTAAGAGAACCATCGTCTTGCATACGCAACTCACTTAGTTCTAATACAATATCCTCACGTTCTTCTTTCTTAATACAGTTGAAGAAGTCGGTTGCCGCAGTAGCAGCATCCGGCTTGTTGTCCCATGTAGTACGGGCAACTGCAAGGTTATCGTATCCAAGGTCAACTACCGCAGTACCACGCTCATACCCTGCCTTTGTAATAGATATGTTTGCAGTGGGCCGAGCCAGTCCAAGTTCTGCAAGCCACGTATCATGTAGTTCTTGCCGCTCTTTGGCTACCTCGCTGACCTCACCGTAGTTAACTGTACGCTTGTCACTATGGTTACTTACACCATTGTTACCAGAGCCCCATCCACCTTGAAATGTAGGCTTCTCATCTTCACTATGCAAAGGCGTATCTCCATTGTCAGCAAACTTTACCTTATCGAATGGTTCGTTTGTACCTACAGGAATAGCGTTCATGTTTTCACTAAGCATATCCATGATGCTTGTAGTGTTGTCATACTCTGAAGACATACCCTCAACATCTGCTGGCTCATCGTCACTACATACGTCTTGCATAAAGGCAGTGTATTCATCAACAACTTCTTCAATGACTTCGGTAATGCTTTCTTCTTGTGTTGGCTCGGGGCCTTCCATAATACAACCTGAAGAATCTACTCCAGCCCAGTTGCCTGCTTTATAATCCGCAAAGAAAGCGGCTTGTGCTTGGTCCCTTGCATCCTCTTTTACGTGATGCTTAAACTCTTGGAAGTCTCCATCGGGGTTGCAATAAATAAATGTAAACATCTTATTCTCCTTGTAGCCGGACTTCGCCGGACTGGTTCTGATTGATGGTAGGGACGTTTCCCCTACCCTTCACTTTGTTCAGGGTAGGGAAACGCCCCACCCAAAGGTTTCGCCTATTCTTCAACGACTTTAATGTAGGCATTAGCAATAATATCTTTCATCTTCCATAGTGGTAACTCTACATGTGAGCCGACTGGCTTAATGCGAGAACCGGTATCCTCAAAGAACCCACAAGAATCTAATCCCATAAGTATTTGTGGAGTAAGTTCATACCAAGGAACAAAAAACTCTCCATCATCTATGTCTATAGATGGAATGTTCTTTGACACCACAGCAAAAGGTAGTCCCTCGTTTGTATGTAACATGACTGCTGTTCTTCCGTTCATGTATGAGCCCAAAGATAAAATATATTTTTCATCTTCAATCTCCACATGACCGATTGGCTTAGGAGGACTTAGCATTAAGCACCTCCATAGCTTTTTCTACACGGGACAAAGCCCCATCCAGATTATTACGTACTTGGTAACTATCCCAGTCGTCCCATAGATCCCTACCGCATCCACTACATGATGACTTCGTAAGTTTTATGGAGTACCTAATGTCAGATAGTATAGCGCGTGCAGTTGCAAGGTCTTCATACATGTTGGTCATGATGCCTCCATATTTTCTGATAGATTATCCGTAATCTTTGATGCATCTAAAGGTCTTACACAAAGAACAGTTACATCGTTCCAAACAAAAGAACACTGCATAGACCTTGGAGACACAGCGATTACAGTTACGCCAAGAGGATCACAACCATAATCAAATACTATCTTTGGGTTTTGTATTACTCTATCAAACGCTTCGTCGTTTAAATGTATTGATGCACCAAAGGCACCTACGTCTACAGATATAACCGCAGTTAAATACTTCTCGTATGGCTGGCTCTCTAATACATCTTTATGATACTTCAGAAAGTCTGATATAGATTGCATTTGTTTTTCTGAGTCTTCTATATTCATAGAGCCGCCCTCCATGTTCCAGAATCTTCTTCAAATAGTTCCACAGTAATGTTGTCTGTTACTCGACACAGCCAAACACGCATTGTTCCTGTATCTATTTTTAAATCATCTGCTTGAGCACAGCACAGCGTTGGCATTTCATCCAACTCATCAACTGTATAGTTACAAATCTTTGCAACATCTTCAACGGTAATAGTATATTTACTCATCACTCACCTCCCATTATGTCAAAGCCTATGATATTTGCTTTGCTATTTGGACACCCAAACATATGTCCCAAATCAGTAGGAGCATTACAGCATTTGTAATGTCCATCCTCTATCTTTGCGTTACAGCCTTCACCTTCCATGCAGTACCACTCTCCATAGCCAGTACCACAACGGCGCATAGCTTCTTCCATTACGTATCTGTCACCTTCCCTTCCACAGTTTGCACATGTAAACGTGTCGTTCATGCTGAATGAATTAGGCATAAGGATATACCCTCCTAATCATCTTTCTTTTGCCATCTATTACTTCCCAAACAGTACCGTTGTATAGATTGATACCGTCTGCGTGTCTTGCATTGGCTGTTACTATCTTGAACCGCTTTCCATTACGGTCAACACCAGTCACATGATACATTCGGTCAGTTAGTTTGTAGCCCAACTGTGATGCTGCATAGTTAATGTGCTTGGCTGTAGTAGTTGACCACCACCCAAGAGGTACGACAGCTTTCTGTTCGTGGTATATCTCTGCTACATTTGTATCGTAACTGACAATGTAGTTGCCTTGAATACATAGGTTCTTTTTATACTTATTAAGCATCACTCACCTTCCAATAAAACTGATACGTCCTCTTTAGTAGGAACACCGTCGCCGTTGTCGTACCAAGGGTCGCCAGGGTTTAGTAGTCGGCCCGTGTGTGAACAAAACATGTCGTAGTATTTGTTAGGGTCGTCCTCGGCACGCATACCGAAAGTCCAGTTAAGCACCACGTTTACGCGGCGACTGTATGGATACCTGTATCGTATGACTACTGCGCTTGGCATTACTCACCTCCTTCATCGTCGAGTCCCATCATCGCAGAGTCTTCCTCGAATGCGTTAGGATCTGTTTTGTATCGTTCAAGGTTTTGAAAGATAAACTGTTCACGTATTGCGTCGAGACTTAGCGAATCCCAAATAGCCTCGGACAACTGCAATCGGTTTACTTCACTGTTTTCTATTACTTCAACCTCCCTTTCGTTAAGTATTTCCTTACTTGTATTGACCAACCACTCCAGACGTTCGTTGTCCAGGTCCATTAAGTCACGCATTCTTATTACTACATTGACTACAGCAGTGAAATCATCCACATCAATACTGGTTGTCGTACCGTTGACGTCAATGTCAACGTGTGCAGTATCTATATACAACTCTTGTCGATACGATATTTGCGTTAATGGTTTGCGTTCCATTTGTTTTCCTTTGCGGCACTTTGTCCGCTGCTATTTTCACCGTTCCAAAATCGGCACGGCTTGACCCCAAGTTAACGGAGCGGGAAAACCCTGTCAAGTCCAGGCGGCAGCTACTCCGTAGGAGTAGAAAGTTTTCTACGCGCACGTGACGCGCAGGCTACTCGCGCAGGTCAGGCTCGGATTCGAGCAGGTTCCGAAGCACCAAGCCACCCGCTGTCTCAAACTGTGTGTTGTTATCAAATGCATCTTCAAGCATACGAATATATTGAGCGCGGAAAATACGGTCTATGTCTCCAACCATTTCCCATCTACATGTATAGCCTTGGTTCCACCATTGAGGACACAATCGCGCGAGTAATGATACAGCTTGTTGATACACTGCCAATGCAGCTTCCCGAGACACAAACGGTATACGCATTTCTATTAATGCAGCCAACTCTATAAGCTGTGCTGCTTTGTCTGCTTCTAATGCTAATACAAGTGCAACAAGTGTGGCATGTCTTATAGTTGCATGACGTGGGTATAGTAAGTCGTGGTCAGTCCACTCTGTTGAGATACCTCTTGCATAGGACAGTGCTGTACATTCGTATCCGATTGCTGCCGCGTCCAGTATTCTTTGGTTAACCAATGCATGTACGATCTTTCTGTATCTGTAGTTAGACTTCTCTGAAACCTTTGATTCATTCCGTGGAGATAGCCTATCAATAACAGCCCTCGCACCCGCGTCTGCCCACGCAACCAGATCCTCGCGGTCCAAACCCAATACATTTTGGACGGGCGCTGGCAGTAACGCATTGGGATACCTCCAAAGTTTTCCGTTTCTACCTATGAATATCTCACATCTACCAGGGCATAGTCCAAGCACATGATTGTTAATACCAATCTGTATCATGCCTGCGTTTAGTATTTCCCACTTGGTTCTTTTACCTTCTTTCTTGTAGTAGTTACCTATAGGTACACCAAGTCTGTTTAGATTTAGTCTGCCTTCATAGAAAGATTTGCTTGGATAAACGTCAGTTTTCCTGGTCTTTATCTTCTTGCTCGCCATTACTGATGGCCTCTATAATGTTAATACAATCCCTTATTGAAAACTCAAGAACATTCTTGATCTTCATTAGTGTAGCCATAGATGGCATACGCTTTCCGCTTTCGTAGTAGCAGACGGATGCTGGTGTCACGCCTAAGTGACCCGCAAGCACCCGCTGAGACATGCCCGCTTGCTCCCTCCTGGCACGGAGAATCTGAGAAACTTCCAAGGCTTCGCCTTGGAACGTGGTCGGTTTTGAGCGATTCACTTGACACCCCCTTGACCAGAGGTTAACCCCCTCCAACCGGCAGAGCAACCGGTCACCGAAAAACTACTTCCCAAAAGGGCGACAGCATGGATCTACAACCTATTGATACCGAGAAGATGGTTCTTGGTACACTACTAGTATCAAGTGGTACTAAACTAGTACTCATTGATGATGTACTAAAAGTTAATTTCTTTTCTAATGAGTACAATAAGAACATTTATAAATGGGTACTCAAGAGATTCTCTGAAGGTAAACCAGCAGATATAATCTCACTTGTTGAAACTGTTGGACCTACTACTATTAAAAAGTTTGGTGGTCCTGCTTATGTGTGTGGTCTTGGAGACAACACAATAATCACAGACGAGAGACTTAGACAATACGCACAGAGGATACATTCACACTACAGGCTTAGAAAGCTAAAGAGTGCGGCACAGCAAATACTCGGCCACCTTGAAGACTTAGACTTACCTCCAGAAGAAATCATACGTATTGCAGAAACAAGCGTACTTGATGTAAGTGGCGGTGTAGATTCAATACAAAGCATACTTTCTATGAAGGAGGCAGCGGCAGAACGTAAGGCTTCATGGAAACGAATCATGGATGGTCAGGAGGTAGAGTATGTACCTACTGGATTCGGTAGCTTTGATGACCATTATGTTGGATGGCCTAAAGGATACATGACTATTATTGGTGGTCGTCCTGAGATTGGTAAGACAATGTTTCTTGTATCTGCTGTATTGAGAGCAGCACAATCTGGAATACCTCAAGGTGTATTGTCTATTGAAATGCCACGATGGAAGCTGATTGACCGAATGGCTTCAATCATAGCAGGCGTACCTATTACTGGATTACATGAAAAGAGTGAGTCCGATGCACAGTCTGTAATGGATGCAGCCGACCAGCTAATGAAAGAGCCTATCTATTTAGATGACGCATCATCTACTGCTGATTCTGTTGAGTCTTCTATACGTAGGATGGCAAGGCAGCATGGTTGCCAGGTAATATGGGTAGACTACTTGCAGTTGATAAGGCCACCATCACACTTGCCAAGCAATCGTAATCGCTCATGGGAAGTAGATGAGATTAGCGAAACATTACGTAGATGTGCAAAACAAGAGAACGTAGCAATCATTTCGTTAATGCAGTTGAACCGTGGTACAGAAGAAACGTTTACTGAAGGGCGTAAAGGTGTACCAGGGTCGCATCACTTTAGGGGATCGGACAAACCTTTACATGATTCTGCGTTGGCGTTTGGTTTATACAGGCAATTCCAATACAAGAAACCAAAGAAAGACTACGGTGACGAATACACAAATGAGGAAGTTGCTGACATGTTTCAGCCGCTTGAACTTATATCGCTCAAGAGCAGGGACCATGCTAAAAAGAACATTACGTTGTGGTCGAGATTGAAGCTACAAAGAGTCTACGATGAGACAGACGAAGGCTTCCGGTGCCCCGATTGGGGTTCTAACTTTCAGCATTGACAGTGTATTGACTTGTTGTTAAGGTACTACAGTGGGAAGGAAACGGAAGACAGCAGACATTAGCGCTGCATCATTTAGGTATAGGCTACAACTAGTAGCAGAAGCGAAGAATAAATCGATAAAACAAATACATGAAGAAGCTGGTGTGGACCCCCGTCATACCAGGGACATTATATCTCGGGGAAAGAGCCCAACATTCCGCCTCTTACAGAGGCTATTAACTCCGCAAGGAATAGGGATCTCCAGATTCACTGGAGACATAAAGAGCCTTGCAGTATTTCTCATAAAGGAGAGTAAAAATGGACAGAACATGGGAACAAGTTTGCCGTAAGCTGGCAGAACCATTCAATGATGAGGACGTATTCTGGCGTGTAGACCGGTCGTTTGGAGACTGGGCCAGGGTGCTATGCTATCTCGATGCACGTGCTGTAATGGATAGGCTGGATGCTGCGGTTGGTCCGCAAAACTGGCAGGATGAATACTACGAAACAGCAAGCGGTAAGAATGTATGTAAGCTTTCTATCCGTGTTGGTGATGATTGGGTCACTAAGTCTGATGGTGCTGGCAATACAAACATTGAAGGCGATAAGGGTGGACTATCCGATGCTTTCAAACGTGCCGGTGTAAAGTGGGGTATTGGTCGTCACCTATATTCTTTGGGTGATACCACTGTAAACCTCTCAACAAACAAGCCGGACTGCCCAAAGCATTACCTTGTTGTTGCATCTAAGCGTGGTGAGAAAACTAAGTATGGTGTTGCACCATCAATACAGAAACTACAGAAGCATCTGTATCCAAGAGAACGTAGGCTTGAACGTATTCGTGAAGTACTTCGTAAGGAGATGGTAGATAAGGGAGATATTTATCTAATCATTGAGGCTGCTACAGCTATCTATAAGGATGGAAAGCTTGTAAAGAATGGCCTTAAAGAGTTGGACCCCAACACACTTAGCGATGAGCGATTGAAGATACTGTCTCAAAGGCTGTCTAAGTGGAACCGTGATGGTGTATTTAGGGAGAAGGTTCAAGCATATATCTCTGATACAAAAGGAGGTGAGTGATGATGATCTATGTACTGGACGATGGAGAGACTTGGACCCTGACAGAGCCAACACCAGTTGCAGTCACGCCAGAGCAACTGACGCGCATTGAAGGCGGTGAGAAAGTATACAGTGTGGTTCCGAACTGGAGCGACAACCCCGAACCTGATTGGGAGCAAATGGAATCCAAGGGAGGTGAGTGATGTCTTTTAAACACAAGTTTCCAACAAGTGTAATGCTTATTGGATACTTGGAAGGTGCAAAGAAAATGGCCCCTTCTAAGGGGTCAGGCTTTAAGGTTACTGCAAAGCTGTATAATCCAAGTGAACAGTACAGAAAGTATGACCTTCGTATCCCATTGCTTGCGATGGGTAAGCCAGCCAAGATGTTGTCTGATCTATGTAGAACAGGTGACTTAGTAACTGTAATTGGCCGTATGGCTATGGTAAGCAGCCCAAATGGGTTGCATTTATATGTTCTCGCAGAGCACGTAAGGTCGCTCGACGATGAGGAAAATGATTATGGAATGGAACCAAACAAGTGATAAGTTCGGTACACCTATATGGTTACCTGATATTGCAAAACTAATAGAGAAGCGTCTTTGTAGTCCAAAGAAACTAAAGAGTAATAAGCATTCGGCAAAGGCTATTGGTGAATCAATACTTCGCCAAGTGTCTGAAGTTAGGGAAGGTACAGGAGGGCTACGGTTATCTCAAAGCGGTGCTTGTATTAGGCAGCTTGCCTACCAGTACCACCATGCAGAAGAAAACGGTATGTCTATTGATGCTGCATCTAAGATTGCATTTACAATCGGTGATGCAACAGAAGCCATTCTTGTTGCAGCGTTGCTGGAAGCATTTGAGGACGGGTCAAACGGTGTGTTGTATAACGCAGGTTCAGATCAAGAGACTGTGACTATAAATGTACCACTTAGTACGGGGTACTCTGCGGAAATAACAGGGCATCCCGATGGTTCAATGCTTCTTCTTACACAAGATAACAAGCAAATAAACTGCATTCTTGAGGTTAAGTCTATGTCTGACTATGGCTTTAAGAAGTTTCGCAAAGAAGGTCTTGGTCCAGATGATTCATACTACAGCCAAGTGCAATCATACATGCACGCAAAGGGCTTTAGTTGGGCCTACCTTGTTGCATACAATAAGTCAGCAGGAGCAAAGGACGCGGAGATACTGGATGATGGTTTGTATCAGCCTATCTCACCGCTACATGGTCAATGGATTCCATACGACCAGGAACACGTAGAAGAAATAAAAACTAAGTTTAGAACCGTTATACAAAGTAACGGTCCAGAAGAAATAGATAGACCACACGGACCAAACAAAAAGGGACAGATTGCTTTTCCTTGCGACTATTGCAAGTACTACAAAACGTGTTTCCCTTTTGCAGAAGAACAGGCAGTTGAATCCAAATGGCTACAAAGAACCACCAAGATCAAGGTGTTTACAGGAGAGTAAAATGATCAATAAAGTAATGTTAGTAGGAACAGTTAAGAGCGAGCCACAGCAGAAAGGGGCCGCTATTTCATTTAGAATAGGGACGTGGCGAATCATACATGATGGCCGAAGGTTTGATACTACTCATAGTGTTGAAGCGTTTGGAAAGAATGGTGAAATTGCTTCATCATTAAAGGAGGGTGAACTTGTTGCAATCGAAGGTTCGATTAAACATTCTTCGTATGAAAAAGAAGGCAGAAAAGTTTGGTTCACAAGTATTGTTGCATCCTCTGTCGGTCGTGCAGGAGAGCCAGATTCTCAGGGCGGTTCGCAAGGGAATAGCAGGCCACAAGAAAGCAATGGGTCGGCGCCACAATCCTATCCTCCGAATCAGTCTCAGTCCGGAAATGGCTCAAACACTGCAAGCTACCCAGGATACGATAAAGATGTTGGATTCTAAAGATGCTGATACTGTTGGAAAGATTGCAGTAATACCTCATACACCAGGGGCTATGAGTAAAAGTGTTTGTCGTGTAGTTGAAGAAGGCATAACCATTGTCTCGATAAATCCATTGGGCAATGTAATGGGCGTACTGTTCAGCGACGGCAAAGAAAGTTTGTTCTGGTACAGGTCAGGACAACCGGGCTCAGACTTTGGATTGTATGACGGTGCAGAAGCACGATGATGAAGAACATATACCTTGGTATTGATCCTGGTAAGGATGGTGCATTGGTCGCTATTAATGATGATGGTGCTGTTGCGGGAAGCTTTCTCACTTCCCGTGACTTCACTACCACTATAGGTAAGTCATCTAAACGCGAGTACCTTGCTTCGAGAATGTCCTATGCAATAAAATGCTTAGGTGGGAAACATAATATAAAGCTTGCTGTTGTTGAAAAACAATCAGCGAGGCCAGGACAAGGTGTATCTTCTACATTTAGTACGGGGTTTGGTTACGGTCTTTGGGTTGGCATACTAGCAGCACATGGAATACCGTTTGTTGAGGTACGACCTAAGACGTGGACAACACATATTCTTAGGGACGTACCAGGAGAGGGTAAAAGCCGTTCAGTTTACGCTGTAATGAATCGTATGCCTGACCTTGACCTTACCCCTGGACTAAAGAGAAAACCCCACGACGGCCTTGCTGACGCAGGTTGTTTAGCACTTTACGCATATCATCTTGAGGTGTAGTTCAATTGGAAGAACGCCTGACTGTTACTCAGGAAGTTGTTGGTTCGAGTCCAACTGCCTCAGTACCTCCCCTTCCTTCAAGACCACATTGTATTCCTGTATACAATTCCTACCGGTCTTGTTGGTTGGGGCTTTTATGGAGAAAACTATGGCAATAAGATCAAACGGAAGACCTTGGAAAGTACTTAACTATGTAGTGTGTGAACCAAATGAATGGACAACAAGGCAGATATTTGAAGACCTTGAAGACCAAAAGCACGCTATAGTTAATACAGTTATTAATCTAAAGAAGCTTGGATACATAAAGACTGGCCGAGACATTGGTAAAGCAAAGGCTCTTATACCAACAGAAGCAGGCGTTCGAGCCTTTGAGGAAGCGCTACGATGAGTATTGCAACTACGTATGTTCGGTGTGATGGATGCAAGAAACGTTATCCAGTGGTTGTTGTATTGCGTGAGGACAACTACTTTATGCCGCGTGGTTGGACTAGAAATGGAACAGGTATAAACTGTAAAAAATGCTCATCTAAAAACAGTTCTTCACAAGTTAAAGTAATAAAGAACAGCCTTATACAGAGCCTAAAGAATGCCAATATATGAGTTTGAATGTAGGGAATGCGGAGACTTTGTTCAAAAGATTCAAAAGTATTCGGACCCGTTTCCAGTATGCGAAGCCTGCAAGAAAGAAATGAAAAAGCTTATATCTAAAACTAGCTTCTCATTAAAGGGGCTTGGTTGGGCAAAAGATAACTACGGTTTAAAGAAACGATAAGTCCGTTGCTTTGGTGTTGTTCACTCTCACACTTGGATGGTCCAGGTGTGAAATAAACCTACTGGATTTTCGTTAGCCCACTTGGGATTAAAACCCTGAGTGGGCTTTTATTTTTTAACTTCAAGAATACGTTCCAGCTTTGCAACAATATCGTTGTGAACCTTTGTCCTGGTAATCAGAAAGTCTTTAGACTGAGCATCTATTTGTCCACGGTACTCGTCAATTACACGATCATACCGTTCTCGCATCTTCTCAGACCGACCATCATACTCTTTACGTATTTCATCTAGTTGCTCTTGAAAGCCTTCTACAAGCTTATCTAAGCGTTTTTGCATAGCCATAAATTGATACACAAGGAACGCAGCGAAAAGTCCAAGGTGGCCCCCAGCAAGCAGTGTATCTATTAAGGTTTGCATTAAAACTCTGGCTCTTCTATTAATGTGTAACTAAAAGAGTTGCCCCACTTAGACCTTGCAGCGTAGCAGATAGACATAAACTCTTCAAAGTCTGCACTATGAGAAAAGACCTGGCAACCAGCAGACCATTTATCTACTTGCGTAGACGCTGATCCAGCTTTGTGAATATTGATTCCGTAATAGCCTTCAGTAATAGACTGTACATCAAGATCAATAACGTCGTCTTTATTGCTGTCCCTGTAAGTTTTGACCGTACCGTTCCTTTGGCAGAGCGCATCATACTTTCCTTGATGTTTGTCAATCTTCCATACACCACGGTATTGACCAGGAACAAGTATAGCAGTGCCTTCCACGCGGCTTGGGTTCTCAAGCCAATACTTTCCTGGCTCTGTAGTACATTCCCATGTACGAGTTATCCAGCCCTGCTCATCACGAAACACCATACACATTCGGTCATCGAACCGGTTTGCTTGATGGTTCTTACTACGAATACCAATAATGTTTACGTTGTAAATACCGTCTTCAAATACAGTATGACCAAGAGACTCTACGTAATCTAAAAGAATGGGTCGCATTAGTCACAGTCTGCATTCGTAGCAGAACAAATCTTAGCTTGGTTAATGGCTTGCTGTTGCTGTACTTCCAACATCTTAGCCATTAGGTCTTCCATCTTATCCAGGCGCTTTTCTACGCCTTCAATCTTAATATCTACAATCTCTTGATTGCCTGACTTAGATTCAAGAACTTCAACACGCTTGTCTATTTCTTGTACGTCTTGTGCAGCAGACTCAAGAGAAGCAAAACAAATGCCGGCAGCAAATACTACAGTAACGCTTGGAACTACCCATTCTTTAATGCTCATCGCGATGCTCCTGAACTATAATAATATGTAGCACCTAATCCAGCACTAACAACTGCGACAACTGCTAACGTTTCTATTCTACCAAGCCAACGCTGTGTTGCGGGCCTTTCTAAAAAAGGTTTCTGTTTTGTTTCTTCTTCCAGCTTAGACTTATACCAATCTATGTCTTGCTGTAATGAAGCAATGTCTAACTTATACCTGCTTTCTAAAGCCTTCGCCCACTGCTCTGTTGCAAGTAAATCACTGTAATCGGAAAGGGGTACAGCCACTGCAGAACAAGCAGCATGGACAGATGGAATCGCTATCTCATCCGGCAGTGACTGACCCCTGCTAATTGGGAAATTAGAACTACATTCACCTTCTATTTTTTCTGGTGGTGCAGGGCGCTCTGGCATTGGGGATAGTGCCATAGCTGAGCCAACCAGAAATAGCATTATCATCTTCTGCTCCGCGCATTTCCCAAAGCAGCTAACTTTTTAGAAGGGTCATCACTTTCTGTTGCCTTTTTAATTACGTCTAAGTTTTCACTAAGGTCGTTACTTATCTTTTCGACCATAACTTCAGTTACTTTATTCTTAGGTGGCTCAGTTGGTGATTTTTTCTTTTGTTTTGTTTTAGATAAAAAGAAAAACGCAGCCGCTATAGTAGCGACTACGCTTAAAAACCATTTCCAAAAAGACTTCACTTCTTAGAAATAGCAGACATGGCTTTTTCTGCAGAGTCTCCAGCTATATATGCTAAGCCAAGGTATAGCCATTGCTCGGATTCAAGCATACCTGTAGCCAGTAGCCCCGTTCCAAGGACTAGTACAGCAAGACGGCGCCATGAAAGACGTTGTTGAGAACAAAAAAGTTTATTGATAAAGGCGACCATGTTTTACCTCAGAACGTGCAAAGAATCTTTACTTTAACGTTGCTTGTTGGGCTCTGGTTAGCGTTTGCATTGTTGTTTGTTGATGCATTTGCACTAGTAACAGTCCAAAAACTAAGAGAACCTACAGCAAAACCACCACCAACAATGTACGTTTCTTTTAATCCAGCACCAACTTTAAATTGTAAGTCTGGAGAGGTTGTACCAACAGTAGGGTTAGTGCTCTGGTAAAGCTTTGTATATACAGGAACAGAAGTATTTGATGTATTATCAATTTCTATAGCGTATACAGTGCCTGCCGCACCAGAAGTAACATTACTTTCAGCCGTAGCATTTGAATCAGCATCAATAATAAGTTTTGTGCCAATAGGATCTGGAATTGTGCCTACAGTTACAGCCATTTTTTACCTCAAGAACAGACTACGGTTACGGTGCAGCCACCTGATGCGGGCGGGTTGTTATCTAATGGGCTTTCATTTAATGTTGTCCAAAGATTAAGACCTTCTGTAAATGGTGCGCCACCAGGGATTTCAAACTTATATACAGTGTTTGCTTTAACCCAAAAAGTCCAATCACTAGGAGTGCTTCCAAGTGTAGGGGTAGGCCCATCAGAAAGACGAGCGTAAATCTTGTCTCCTGATTTATTATCAACTGTTATTGAATACCATTTACCCGAACTACCGGTAACATTTTCTTGAATCGCAGCGGTAGGAGACTGTTGGTTATTAAAATAAATAATTTTATAATCAAGAGCAGCGCTGCTAAATCCAGATACTTTAATCTCAGCCATTGGTTAATTCCTTATATGAGTAAGTATACATCAAATGATGTAACATTAAAGAGGTAAAGGTACGTCGTGGCAGATACATTCAGCTTTTTTACTGCCGCTAAAGCCATCAACAATATGTGTCCACGTTACACCATTGTCTGTTGATCTAATAATGTCTCCATTATTGTTGCCATCACGCACTCCCCACCAATTACCATTACCATCACCGATAATGTAGTTTAGGTTTCCTGTCCCTGCGGGAATATCGTTGTAGTCACCAGCAGAACCAGCAGGGCGAGTTAGTGTTTTACCGTTTACGTCGTATAAAATAATCCCGTCTTGGGCTGCATCATTTACGATAACCCTACCGCCTGCAGCAGCAATATTATTATAGTTGTAGGTAGAAAGGTGAGTACCGGAATTTCCTGTTGCCCTTTGCTCTGTGCCCCAGTCGGTTGTGTCGCTGGCTGCTGCTGAACTAAGGTATACGTCGTCGCTGCTTGTAGTGAGGTGAAACAGCGCGATTAACGAGTTGTTTGTGTATGCAAGATCCTTGATATGGTATGCATTGCTTTGTGCTGTAAATGTGTGGTGAAGCGACCAACTACTCGCATTATCTGTAGACCTATACAGTTTATTGGCAAACCCAAACCACCACGTACCAATGCCGTTTGTAGTTAAAGCATATATTCCTTTTTGATTTGTAACTGCTGTATACGCTGCATCAATATCAGTCAGTCCAGTTAAATCAATTGCAGACCAATTAGAACCGTCGGTAGACCGGTATAAATTTTTAACCGAACCACTAAACATTCCAGCCGTAACCCAAACATTGTTTCCCCAGGCTACAGTTCGTTGCCTAAAGTTACCAGCGGGTTGGCCGGATGCACCGAGATTGACGCTTCCCCACGTATCACCGTCTGTAATATCTCCATCATCATCTAACAAAATTTCTGGAGCGTTGCTCATAATAACGGCAACATACATAAGATTACCAGACCCGTCTTTGCCTGCCGCAATTTCTACAAAGTCTCCATTAGTATTAAAAGCATCGTATTTATTGTCTTGCCACGTTTGTTTTGTTGCGGCGTCTCCTACCGGCGCGTAGGAAAGTAAACCGTCCATACAACCAACTACAAGTGTAGTAACGCTAGCTGCTCCAGAGGGACACGTAAGACCGTCAATGGTTTCAATACTTGCATACGCAACACCATCGACCTTTTCGATGCTTGCGGTAGCTACACCATTAACTTTCTCAACATCAGCCATCAGGCAACCTCAACCAAGTTGAAGCTTGGTGAAAAATAAACCATATCCGCTGTCACGGCAAAGCCAAGTACTTGAACAAGATCACCGTCATCAGAGGGTGCAGTGCTTGTTGGTGGCCCTTCAGATTCTGGACCATAAATAGGCTCACCGATTGTAAAGCTTGGGAAGGTAGCCGCATCCCGACAGAACCCCTGCATTAAAAACGAACCGCTGGCGTCCTGGCTAATATCTGCTGCCGCCATAGCAACAATCAGTTTTTTATGCTGCCCTGTCGCGTGGTTCGCCTTCATCATCTTGTTGTTGGTTGAGTCAAAGAAGCAGACGTCGCCTCGATTCATCGCTTCACCCGCAGTAAATATCGCAGTGATACCCGACACGTTTTCGTCTGCTAAAGTAGATTGATTAAACTCTACAGTGTTTGCTACAACAGTGCTGCTTAGAGCGAAATCAAGCGTATTGTCGCTGTCATCGTAGGTAACTGAAATACCTTGCTCAGTATTACTACTGACCATTGCTCCTACAGTATCACTAATGACTTCTGCAAGTGCAACACCTCCAACTGTAATAGCATCAGCCTCAAGCGTGCCATCAAAGTCACCATCTACTGCATCGATGTTGCCCTTGAATACCGTAGCTGTGACAGTGCCGCTGCTTGGGTTGTACGAAAAGTCACCGTCTGACTCAAGACCAACGTTACCGGTAGCAGAAGCATCCTCGATGAACGGGATGAGGTTTTCTTCATTCGTACTTTCGTTGTCTGTAACCGTAACGTGAGTTGCATTGGTAGCGTTCGTAGCGTTCGTAGCGTTTGTTGCATTGGTCGCATTCGTGGCGTTTGTGACTGTTACACCAGCAATTACTGTGTTTAATGCAGTACCGTTTACGGTAATAGCATCAGCCTCAAGAGTGCCGTCAATATCTGCATCACCGCTAATATCTAGTGCGGTACAAGCAAGTGTTCCACTGGAAGAATTAAATGTAAGGTTTGCTCCACTTTTCGGTGATTGGTTACCCGTAGCACCTGTAGCAAACAATGGAAAACAAGTTGTGTCCGAAGACTCATCAGCAACCACAACGTTTGTTGCGTTGGTTGCGTTGGTTGCGTTTGTCGCATTTGTAGCGTTTGTTGCAGTTGTAACAGTCGTATTAGCAATAACAGTTGCAAGTGCTGTACCGTTAACAGTAATGGCGTCTGCTTCGAGTGTGCCGTCAATGTCAGCGTCACCACTAATATCTAGTGAACCAGCGTCTAACTCACCTGTAAGTGTAACGTTACGAAAGCCTGTAATGTCTTTGTTTGTGTCAACAGTAACTGCTTTAGAGGCTACAACAGTTCCTGCGGTTGAGCCGTCCAACTTGTTAAGTTCAGCCGTGCTAACAGTAGCGCCATCAAGAATCTCAAGTTCAGTTTCAGTAATTGCTGCACTACCAATAGTAAAACCTGTAGCAGTAACAACGCCTGACGAAGTAATTGCACCAGTCTTTATAGCAGCATCTGTAAGTGAAAGATCTCCAGTGCTAGCGCCTGTAAATGAACCTGTAGCAACCGTTACCTTATCTTCGCTTTCGTCCCAACCAATAAATACGTTGGTGTCGTTACCGCGTTCAATAACAATACCTGCATCACCTGAAGCCGAACCTGTTGAACCATTAGCCAACTCAAGCAGCTTATCGGATACAACAGTATTTGTAGTTGAAACTGTAGTTGTTGAACCATTAACAGTAAGGTTTCCATCTACCGTAGCATTACCATTAGCGTCAACCTTAATGGTGTTTTCCCATACATTAGCCATTATCGTCTCCAGTTGACCCGAATGTTTGCTTTGGGTGATCCAGTAGCATCATCCACTTTAGCCATTACGTAAATTGAACCTTGCTTTATATTGGCTACACTGTTATCGTAGTTGTAGTCATTGTCTACAATAAAGACGCCACTAGCTGTAGTACCTGTTCCAGCCGTTAGGTTTTCTGTAGAACCACTAGCAGTGCCAGAGGTAATAGCACAGTTACCATTAGAGTCTCTTGCTAAGTACATTGTTACCGATGACGCAGAACCCTTTACAGTAAAGTCAAACTCTACAGTTTCAATGTGTCCAGAATCAGGAAACAGGTTTGAATTTGTATTGTTTGTGGTATCTTGCGTAACTTCAAAAGCTTGAAAGCTAGTAGTAAGCGACGTGGGCGCCGTTGTATTGTGGTGGTACGAATAGCCTGTTTGACTCCATGAACGAATACCCATCTTACTGATCCTTTAAAGTTTGTATATCAAATGTTCTGGAAACACCAGACCTACGGAACATTTCATCTTCCCGTTGTTTTATATCATAATCTATACGACGTTTTCTTGCGGCTTCATTCTCAGCAATAATACGAATTCCCGTCATAGCATCAAGAAGTTTCCACGAATCAGACAACGGATCTACATTCATTTCAGAATATTCTTTCCTAAGTTCTTCTGGCATTTTATCTAAATAGGTCATGTTATACATCATGGATGCAGCAGAAGCATCCTTTAAGACGCGGGACCAAGGCATAGACATAAGAGCATAGTTTGCGTGACCGTTAATATATAGATCATCAGTCCAAGAACCCCGCTTGGCATTAATGTATTGGTTTGGCCCAAAACCAGTAATGTTGGTCAGCATATCTGCAATGCCATCACCAGCGCCGGGAACCTTCCTAACGGTAGACATTAATTGAGCAGCGAATCTTGAACTAGTCATATCTGAAATAGGCTGATCATAAAAAAGATTATAATTAGAAGCCATTTCACCTATTGCCTTCAATAAGAAATGTGTTTGACCGGCAATGCGAAGACCACGTTTTTTATTATCGTATCTTCTATAGTTTACAGGTTTAGCTGCATCAGTAATCATGGTCATTTGATCAAAGAAAGCTTCTTGTGGAAGACCAAGGCCTTCTACATAAAACCCAGGCTTACCAGGAACAGGAAAACGAATATAGTTTCGTGCGTGATAGTCTCTAAAAGCAAGAGAGTTCTTAGATGCTCCGTACTTTGGTACATAGGGAACACCTGCTTTCTCTGCATTGTACTGCTCAATAAGTTCTGGACCCTGGTGGATTAAAAGCTTGTTGAAGTTTGAATAAAAGTACGGGCTTTTCAACATCATGTCTAGTTGAAGGCCAACGTTCTTCTGTGTCCACGTAAAGAATGGAACAAGAAGCCGCATCCAGTCTTTCTGTACTGCGGTCAGGTCATTGTAGTTAAACAAAAACTTATTTGAATGTTCTGCAGCTTTATCGTAACTTTTTGTTTTTTTAACGTTACCAATAAAGTTGGTAATGCGAGCCTGGTTCTCAGTCATTCTACCAACGCCACGACCAATGCTTTTTGGTAGACCAATTGGAAGTATTGTTCCCGTCATTAGTGCGGGCAAGCCTAAGATTGCTCCATCTTCAACTGCACTAACAAATTTAAGTCCCTTATCTAACTTCTTTGATAGCCCAGCAGAAGCATATATTTCGGATAAGTTACTTTCAAAGTCACCAATATCAACGAATTGCTGCATGTTTCCAGACAATACGTTTCTTTCTTTTAAAATACTTAATGCTTCATCTGCGGTATATGGAATACCATCACCTAAATCATAAGTAGCATTGGGAGTATCTATAGAATTAATAAGCTTTAACTGTGCTTTTCTTCTATTAAACGCAAGCGCAGACTCATTAACACCACGCTTCATTCCATATATTTTTCGTGCGTTTTTTAGTGACCCAAAGCGATCATAAAATGCAGTTAATGATGAAAGTCGAGCAGCCTCAAACTGAACCAATGGATTTAAAGAACCAATCCCAAGATCCAACATGTTTGTAAACTGGTTTGATACTGCATTTCTAGAATGAAAAGCAGCAGCAATAATTGTTACTCGAAGCTTCCAAAAGTTATTAAATTTTCTTAATACATCTATAGGCCAAGAAGACTTCTCATTAAACACAAACAAGTCTTCCATAGACTGTTTAACGGTGCCTGGAACGTATAGGTTCCACAACTCAGCATCTTGAGCATAGAAGTTTTTAAGGGCTTCTCCACCACGAACACGATGACCACTTAGCCCAGCCTCTGCAGCTAAAGCATTCATATCTGCAGCTACAGCATTCCAAGCCCTTTCTTCAATTCGAGAAGACTGTTTATTTATGCCGGAAAGAATTTCTTCAGGTGTCTTACCCTTCTTAGATAGCATTCGAGCAAGCTTTATTTTTTCATCTTCAACAATTTTATTGTAAGCAGCAATAGCATCAAACAGCGGTTCATTTCGTTCAAAGTTTTTAGCTTTAATTGTAGCAACAACACTAATGATTTCATCAGCTTGGCGAAGAGTAACAGAATCTCTAGAGAATTTAGCAAATTTATCTTCACGAACCTTTGTGGGATATTCTTGAGCCTCTTTAATAAGGTCATCCATTTGAGCAGGGAGCAGACCTTCGTCTGCCCACGACTGAGCGTTACCATTAACAAGAGTATCATTGCTTAGATTTTTAGATGCTCTTTGAAAAAGAGGTACGTATCCCTTATCTGCTGCCCTTCTTGCCCCATCAACAACATCAGTACTTAATTTAAACTCATCAAGTTTTGTTCTTTCTGCATTCGTAATGCTTTGAGATATAAGCTGCTCAAGTCTAACCGCTGAAGTCTTATCAATTTCTTCTTCTGGAAGAACCTTGTATTTATTAGCAAGTGACTCAAGGTAATCATCATACACAGACTTTGAACCAATAGGCTTTAATACACCGCCAGCCAAAAGAGAATACATAAACTCTTGAGTTGATATTGCTTTAGATGCTTTATAGTAGCGAGCCAATAGTGTTACCGGCTCAATACCAAACTCTGTTCCTTTTGCAGATTTAAGAGCGTTTACCTCTTTCATTGTGCCTGCAATAAGTCGTTTTTTTCTTTGGTCCATTTTAGAACTAAGTGCATTATCTAAAGATGAACTAAATGCTTCAAAACCAGATTTAGTTGTAACTGCTTCTGAATAACCATCGCGTATTTCTTTTGGAGATACAGGCGTATGTGGAACATAATCAACAACACCCCAAAAACGAAGCATTTCTTCGGGAGTTTTAACGAATGTCATTCCATACTTTATGTATAGATCTTCGTAGTGTTTAATTAATCCCTGAAACGCCTCTTTAGTGTCTTTTAATTCTTCCGGTAACTTACCCATTCGACGACCAACAAGGGCGCCGTACCTAGATTTAAGAGCGTTGTAGTGGTCTTCTCCAACAGTCTTTGCATTAATAATTGTAGGTGAGTCTGCAAGTGCAGAAAAAGCAACCATTATAGTTTCTTCATCTGAAAGATTGCTAGTAATCTTACCAAACTCATCCCATACTTTAAGTTCCCAATCTTTTAGTGGAACAACAACATCTTCACCAGACTTAATATCTGGTATTTTCATCTTAGGTACTTCTTCTTTAAGTTCATTAACTAACTTATTGTATTCTTTCTTTAGTAGCTTTCGACCTGCTTTTTTGCTTTTCTCAACAGCAGCCGTCAAGCTGTAATTGTTGTTGTATGCAAACTTAGCAAGCGTGTCAGCCATCTTATCTTTCATTGATACAAAGATGGGGTCGTCTGGAACGTCCAGCAACTCATCAAAGGCAGCACGAATCTTAACTGTTGCGTCTTCTACGCTTGCAGAATCATTGATTAGATTTTCAAGAACATTAGCAACCCGAGACTTTTTAAGCTTGGCAGCATCTTTCTTTATCTTGCTTTGTCTAAGCGGTGATATTTCTCTTGGTCCGCCAAGCCTTTTACGTGCTTTTTCTAGTTTTTGAAGTCTATCTAATGCTTCTGATGTTGTGTCTTTACTTATAAGAGCCCAGCCGCTAACAAACGGAGCAATATCTTTTTCAGTTATAGAGTCTGGAATTTCATAACGAGATCTATAATCATCCAACCATTCTTTTGGTGTTCTAGATATTCTTGAATTGTCTGCGCGAGAACGAAGTGGAACCCCATTAGGATACTCAGAAGAAAGCCAGTCGTGTAGGTCATTAACCCAAACCTTAGCAATTTCATACACATCATCTTCTACTGCAATTACATCTTCATAATGTTTTTCAACAAAAGATTGAACTTTGTCTTCAAATTTAACGTTGTAAAGTTTAGCCTTTAAAGAAATTTCTTTACCAAGAATATCTATAGGAAAACTTTCTGTTACCCCTTCCCTGAATTTTTTGACCTCATAAATCGCTGTTTGGGTGTCAAGCTTTTTGTCTTTGATGGCTTGCTTGATTCTATTTCTGAGAAGATTTCGTTCAACTGTTGCATCAGCCCCTTGTTGAACTCTTGTAATAGGCGGTTTTCCAGAATACCTACCTGGAGAAACAATTCTGTATGGCCGTGCGCCGGTAATTTCTTCATAGTACTCTAC